CAAATTCCAGAAATTAATGTTTGTGTAATTCATGGATGTAAACTCAAAGATTCATCGGTTCATGTTAACAATTCAAGAATAATAAATTTTCTAACGGCTGAAAATTGCATTAATGATGATTATTCATATGATATGGGAACCATCGGTGAAATCAAGGCTGCAAAATACCTATATCAATTGGTAGTAAGAAAACAGAGTCTTAAGAACGGTATTACGATGTTTGACGTATTTTACAGGAAGTTAATTCAAAAGAAATATATCAATCAGCTTTCATGGCTTCAACACAAGTCGGTATTTTTAGATAATTTTAAACAATATTTATCTGACAATAACATAAAGGAAACTTGTCAAATAAAAGCAATGAGTAGTATATTCTTAAATAAAGCGAATCCACTTAGAACAATTCATATATTATTATTTTTAGATATACAAATATCTGATATTTTTGTATGCAAAACGGCGAAACAAATTGATTCGGAATTAATCGAAAGAATTCGATCAGAGTATACAAAAGATAACGGTATAAACAAACTTGCGAAACAATATCATATTTTACCTTGTAATGTAAGTAAAATAATTAACGGTCAATATGAAGTTGAAAAACAAAAATTAATAAGCCAAAATTATGCACATAGTAGCAGTAGGAATATACCGCCTAAAGGAAAGAGGTATTCTGAATTAGATAAAAAGTATTATCCTAAAATTGAATATTATATTGACTTATATTTTAAGAATTCTGACAAAGTTAGAAGATTAACTGTAGGAGGATTTAATGTTTTCATGCAACAAATTTGTCAAGACATCAGAAGAAATGATTTTTATTATATGCCACAATGCTATAAGTATATTAAAACAAAAGAAAAACCAATAGAGGATTATTGGGTCGATAAAATAAAATATATTGTCGATCAAATTGACAGCGATTATATCTCATATAGCGAATTAAAGGGTATGGTACACATAATAGAAAAAAATATGATAAAAGCCATGGATATACTACAATACAGATATCCTGAAACGTACCTAAAAATACAGAAAAATAATAAAAAAGCGTAAAAAAAATGGGGAATACCAAATTAATGATATTCCCCATAAGATTGTGTTGCATTACTTAACACACTATGATATACTATTTTTGCACTGATGAAACGGTTGTTTCATATGATGGTGAAAAAAGAAAAATTTCTTTTCTGGCTGCCTGATGAAGGCGGCTTTTCTTATTTCATGTGTATATTTACTATAATCTAACACAGCATTCAATTGCTATCCATCCTGCACCAGATTTCAATTTACCCCATGTATATCCATCAGCAGTTTTTGTTTCTGTGATAGTATATGTTCCAATAGGGCAAGAACCAATGGCAATTCTAGCACTTAGACCAGCAGAAGCACGAACTCTGATGCCATTTTCCTTAACTGCAATTTGAAATTCTTTATTTACAACAGTGCTATGCTTATCCAAAACACCGACATAGGTACAAAAATCTTTGTCAATGCAAATCCAACCTGCACCTGATTTTAGTTTACCCCAGTATGTATTTTTGATTTCAGTGATATTATAAGTTCCTTTGTCACGAATACTTCCAGTTGCACTTGCCTTGCTGGATGCATCGCTTCTAATTGTTAAAGCATCGCAATTAACTTTATATTTTCCCACTTTGTATACAGGCGTAGCTGGCTTTGCGGTTGGTTTAGACACTGGTTTACTTGCAGTAGCTACTACACCAACATACGTACAATATTCATCCGAGACATTGATCCAGCCAGCTCCTGATTTTAATTTACCCCAACAATTATTCTTAATCTCTGTTATAGTATATTCTCCACGATCTCGAATAGTGTTGACAACTTTTGAATTAACAGTAGCATCCGATCTGATATGAAGATCACAATTTACTTTATACATACCGGTCTTGTAAGTCTTTGTTGATGTTGGCTGAGACTGTACAACTGGAGGAGTATAAGTTGCTCCAAGTTTTGCTTTAAACTCATTCCAAGTCCAAGAAGTTTTATACTTATTATTAGTAACATATGGCGCAGGACAATATTTGTTTACAACATCATAATGTCTCAGTACATGATCTGCACCTACGCCAAGTTGTCCCATCAAATATTTTACTAATTGTACACAAGCATTTTGCGTTGCTTCAGTAAAATACCATGTTGGGTCTTCTGCATATTTTCCTGATCCATCACACTTAGGACACATCTCGATTCCGATACAGTTACTATTTCTTGCATATGGATGTTTTTGAGTATAGTATCCTGCAGTGCCTACTTGCCAAAGGATAGCATTATGGTCTGCTGCTTTATAAATCGTACCATCCCAATAAATATAGTAATGCGCACCACATCCATCTGAATTAATTTTGTTATTCTGTCCTGCTACCCCAAGATAATGAACTACAATATATTGTTTTTGATTTCCCCATTGTGGGACATAAGGTCTGCTTGCATTTGTAACATCAATAATATTCATATTCGAATTCTCCCTTCCGAGTTTATCAAAACGAGTTAAATTCCATCGTTCGATCAAACTACAAATTTTATCTACATATTTGACATCTGTTGCATATCCGCCATTTTTAATGATCTGTGCTGCAGTTTTATAATCCGTGCAACCAGATAGTCCTGCATATCTTTTCACATTTCCATTCATTGCTCCGTTGAGATAACAGGAATGATCTTTGATACTCATTAAAATATTTGCATATTTCCTAAAATCAGCCGTAATCACATATACTTTTCCGTCTTTGGTCTGTTCATTTGTCTTTTTAGTATATTTGCTTTTTCCATCCCATACGGATGCCCATGTATTATTTGATAGTGTTGTTTTCATGCCGAATAAATTATTCGCATTTTTTGCCAATTCGGTTGAGCCATATCCAGACTCTAAACAAGCTTGAGCAGTAGTAACTGATGCTAAGATTCCACTTGTTCTCATGTCTTCAACAGCAAGATTACCAATTTTTTCAACAAATTCTTTTTCTGTCATCTAATCGCCTTCTTTCACAAAAAATGAGAGATATCATATAGATACCTCTCATCAAATTATTTAAATCTAAAAATGGTTTTTCCAAAAATCTTATAATATGGTTTTTCTGATTTCTTTTGATTAAATATTGCCCATTCAACCCAATCTAAAAATGGAATAAAAATAGCAGATAGAAACATCCAAATGAAACAAAACGGCAAGCAAATTTGCCCTTTGATATTGAATGGCATATTGCGATAATCCCATATGGTGTAATCTCGATTTAGCGTAATGCCAACAATATATTCACCTACAGTAATGGCAATACTACAAATTAGAATCTGTAGTAAATAATCCATTTCGAATGAAAATAAGTCATTTAATCCATCAATAAAAAATAAACCAGCAAATCCTGCTAACAAGAACATTGACCAATGCGACATATGAGATTTTTTGAAGATGACTTCCATACAGTAATAAACTGATCCCGATAATAAAAAAATGAAGATATGACATAGAAGAGAAGTGTATAAACGTTTTAATTTGTTCATGAATTTTCCTCATATACCACAAAAATAATAAATGTAGCAATTAAGTACCAATAGAATTACTAATTCTACAGTGCTTAATTGCTACATTGTTTTTCTTATAAATACTTTTAAATCAACTAAATGCTATTTGATCAAGCAACGTTGGTGATAAGCTGAATTAGTTGCTTTAACTGGTCTTCCGTAATTGCTGTCTCACCAATCTGTAAAGCAGTTTGAGCTATCGCATAACCAGTATTAGTTACTCTGAATGCATTTCTACGTGTTTTTAATTCAAATGCCGTTGTTGTATCATCGATTAAATTACCCTCTGCGTTTAATCCATTGCCAACTTCAAAAAGTGAATCTGCTTTGGGATCGTTTCCACAACCTACAGCATACTGACAACTGTGAGTTGCTTGGGTATAAAAACCAGATGTATGTGAAAAATTACCACTTGCTTTCGTGAAATTTCCTTCTGCATGAGAATATTTTCCTAACGCAGTAGTACCTTGTCCCTCTGCATGAGAACAAACTCCAGAAGCGGTAGAACCATTACCTTCTGCATGAGCATAGTCACTAGATGCTGTAGTGGTATTACCTTCCGTGTGCGAATACATACCAGAAGCTGTTGTGGTATTACCTTCTGCATGAGAGTATTTGCCTGAAGCTTGAGATTTATTTCCTTCTGCGTGGGCATAATCAATAGCAATAGTTTCGCATCCTTCAGCATGAGCATAATTATTACGAGCTTCTGACAGATATCCTTCCGCATGGGAATACACGCCAAGTGCTTTTGTGCTAGATCCTTCCGCATGGGAAGACATATTTTGTGCAATCGATCCTGATCCTTCGGCATGAGCATAATTTCCAATGGCTTTCGTACCTACACCTTCCGCATGGGATTGTTCGCCAGATGCGGAAGTAGACATACCTTCTGAATGCGAAGATGGCCCAGATGCTGTAGTTTGATTTCCCTCTGCGTGAGCAGCCATACCAGAAGCTATTGTATTGCCACCTTCTGCGTGTGCAACTGAAGCTATCGCCTGTGTGTTACCACCTTCAGCATGAGCGCACATTTGAGATGCAATTGTGCTACTTCCTTCAGCATGAGAATCTTCGCCAGAAGCTCTTGTGCTTATTCCTTCTGCATGAGATTGTGCCCCAGATGCTGTGGATTTTTTACCTTCAGCATGAGAATTATCTCCTGAAGCATTGGTAGAATCGCCCTCAGCATGTGAAGATACCTTAGAAGCAGTTGTACTATATCCTTCTGCATGGGATTGATTACCAGTGGCTTTTGTACCATCACCTTCTGCGTGAGAATATTTTCCTTTTGCTTTAGTATCAGCACCTTCAGCATGAGATGATGACCCTTCGGAAAGAGTATTTTTTCCTTCTGCGTGAGAACCTTCACCGTCTGCAGTTGATGTCAAGCCTTCAGCATGTGCAGCATAGCCTATAGCCTTTGTGAAACTACCTTCTGCGTGAGCATAATCGCCAGATGCAGTAGAATAACCACCTTCCACGTGAGAAAAGGTACCAGACGCTGTTGTTTGTGATCCTTCAGCATGGGAAAAAGCACCAGAAGCAGTAGTTCCAAAACCCTCTTGAATACCAACTTTTCTACCAAGCATCACCCCTACTAATAATTGATTATAACTCATAATAAAATATTTAGCAGTAGCTGGAGGTATCAATAAATTCCCAATATCAAATTCTTCAACAATAAATTTATGATTTTCGTCATACCAAGCACAGCAAAATTGAAATTCATCATCGATATGTTCCTCTCCTGAAAGCGAAGTCACAAAAATATATGCGGCATCACATATATCAGTATATGTTGTCCTTTTCCATCCATCGGCAGTCTGAATTTCCCCATTCTCGCTTGTAATACGTTCATTTTCTACCCAAGTCAATTGATATTCAGTATATCCTTTTTTCAGACAATACAAAAGTTCTTTTGTCTGCACGTAATCTGTATCCAACGTATTCTTATTTGCCGTGGCTAGAGTAGCTGCATTATCATATTTTTCTTTTAAATCATCTGTGAGTTGTTTGATTTCTGGAACATCTGTTAAATCATTATAACTACCAGAGAAATCACTTTTTGCATTCCATTTTTCACGTTCCGCAGATGTGATTATTTTATGTTCATCATCCTCTGTCATTTCTGCAAGTGTTGATGGAATATGTGTTGTGTTTGGAAGAGCGGATACCTCTGATGGTGTATATGTAGGTTTTTCACCTGCAACGATGTTTCCATTTTCATCTGTTTGCAACCATTGATGAGCAGTGTATCCAGATTTATTTAATTTTGTAGTAATATCAGATTTATTCTTGGCAGCAATATCAGATGCTGTATCATATTTTGCTTTTAATTCATCTGTTAACTGTTTAATTTCTGGAATATTTTTTAGATCGGAATATTCACCTGAGAAGTCACTTTTGTTATTCCATGTTTCTTTCTCAGTATCAGATACGGTTCTATGATTTTGATCATCCGTCATTTCTTCTAATGTAGATGGAATGTGAGTAGAAGAGGAGAGTGCGCCAACTTCTTCATGAGTATATGCTGGCTTAGTTTCTGCTTTTGCCCAATCATGCACATCACTTGCTGGAAGGCTTGTTGGAAAGTCTGTAATATCTGCGACAAGATGAGTATGCACTTTTTTTGCTTTAGCATCTTGTAAATTAACTACGGACTGATTAAGGTCTGTAATTTTTTGTTCTAATGTTGCTACATTGTCATGAATAACCGTATCTTCCAGTCTTGAGATTTCTCCGTCCGTATACTTCATAGCACTTCTGAAAATTCCATCGGATGTACCAGCTTTTTCTGCACCAATCTCTTCAGGAGTATAAGTTGGTTTCTCAGGTTGTTTCGCCCAATCATATACGTGATTGTCTACAATGTCTTTTTCAATTTTCTCAAGCTTTCCTTCAATTGTTACAAACCAGTTAGCAGACGGTTCACTTGCAGCTGGGTCAAAAGATGATTTTACCAGGACTGTAAAGTTTTCTGTTTTCATTAAATAATCATCAGAAATAAAACAAACATATGCCACAAATTTTGATGTTTGTGTTACATTACTCGAAACAATCCACGAAAAGCGTAGAGACTTTTGAGAGTATTTTACATTGCAAATTTCTGTATCATCTGATTCGTAAATACCATTACTATTTTTATATACAATTTTAATTTTCTTATCAGACAGATCGACACCATCATAATACCGTTCAATCTGAAAAGTGATCATGGAAGAATTATGTTCTCCCATGACGAATGTACCAATATTTGATACATCTACGATCTTCTCTGAAATAGTGGCTGTAGAATGTTGATCACTCATTGGAGAAGATGGATATTGATCGTTTGAAATAAAAGTTTCATCCATTTGTATTTACCTCGTTTCTATAAATTTGTTTGCACTTTGTGTTATTCATTCTTCCCTACAAAAGTTTGAATTTTCTTTTCAACTGTTGCAATAAGATTGTCTCTTGATTCTGTGATGGTTTTAATTACATCTGTATATCGTTCATCTGTAATTTCCATTCCATATGTGATTTTTTTGATAGACTCAATGTCTTTTGCTTCTTTGATCATGGCATTCAATACATTGCAATATGTAGTATGATATGTTTTATTAGAACTTAGAGACATATAAATTTTCAGAATATCTGTTGCTGGATATAGAGTACACAATTCTCCATTCGCATGATATGGAAGTGGAAGAGCGAAGTTAGTTAATTCTGCTGTCATGACAAGATCTTTGACATTGCTTTGATCTTCAATCGTATAGGAGAAATGTTGTTTTCCGAGAGTTGTTTCGATCAGCAGTCCATCCTCAATGGCAGAAGTACATTGTTTCCCAATCTGTTCCTTATAATAATTTCGAAATTCTTCCAAAGTCATACTATTAACATTTACAATACCAACAACAGATTTAATATTATCTACTTCTTCTTGTATAGATGGCTTTGTAAGTTTTACCAAAATTAAATCTGCTGTTCTATATTTTGGAATGTCTTGATAAATTGCATCATGATGAATGGTTTTTTCTTTAACAGTTCCAGATATATCTGTTTCTGTAACGGTTTCATCATAAGCATCTTGAATTAATCGTTGCTCATATTCTGTAATCGTGTCTGTTGTATATGTGTATGAGAGTACCTTTTGATATACATTAAATGAATCTAATAGTTTATTATTTTCATCAAGAATATCGAGATAATCAATTATTTCTGTTCCAAAAAAATTTTTAATATCAGTAAAATCCTGCTCAATAAATTGAATCGTACTTTCATCAGAACCAATCATATAAGCATATGTTTCTTTTTTGTTTCCATTTGGCAATCTAATAAATTGTTTTATCATTTATAACCTCCGTTTTAAAATCATTTAGGCTGTTCTTTTCCACATATAGCATGTGATATAGGGTTGTACAATTGTCTTTCCACCACTTAGACTTTTTTGGGTATAATTCACGCGGATCGTACCAGCATTAGCCGAACCAGCCCATGACATAGCAGTAGTATTTATGACATTCGATCCCCATAAACCTCCCGTAGAACTGGCTGCCAAATACATTCTTTTCTCGTCTGCACCGATTGTTTCAGTATGCTGGTGTTCGAGATTTATTGTTTTTGATCCTCCTGTTTTTTCAGCTGTTTGAAAATCAGAGTCAGATGCATTTATACCTACTGGAACACGACCAGACCCCCATGCCACCCATGTACCAAACCCTAAATATGTAGACGGGTTATCTGATATAGTTGACATTTTGATTGATCCGACTGGATACATTTTTTGAACTGCGTTATTAATTAACACTTGAATATCCGTGCCATTAACTGTTAATCCTTTGTTTGCGTGAACTTTCCAATCAAAATCTGCAACATTTTCTTTTTCTGCAACTTTACCAAATGCAATTCCAAGTCCTTTTGCTAAAATTGAAAAAACTTTAGATACAGATGGCCCTATTACAGATTTAATATCACTTCCAAAACCATCCTTCGCAGTTAAAATTATTTCATAGGATGAATTTGTCTCTGCAGCAAAAATATATTGTCCATCAGAAACAGAACGATTGTTGGTGTAATTGCTTAATGTAGCTGATGTATATGTATTAACACCCTTTTTTCTATATTGTATTGTGTATGCAGCTGGATTTTTTTTATTTAAAGATGCTACAGAACTAGAAAAAATAACTCCAAGATATGATCCGTTCGAATTAGCTGTGCCATCTGAATTGCATCGTTTTGCTGACATAGTTGTTATTTTCGGTGCTGTATATGGTAGAACAGTAATTGTAGATGACTTTGTAACAACACGACCACGACTGTCAGTAACCTTTGCTGAAACAGTTGTAGTGCCTGGTGAAGTGAATAAATTAGACGTGATATTAGAACCACTGTATGTGCCATCACCAACGGTAATATTATAAGATGTAATTGTTGACCCATAAATTCCCGATGCAGATGTGACCACTTTTACTGCAGATTTATTTTGGACATATCCACCATAAGTTGATAGATGATTATTTGCATCAGATAGTGTCATACTGGAAATAGTCGGCATAACACTATCTGGAATGTTGATCTCAGTAGTTAAATAAACATCTTTACCTATTTTGGTAGAACCATTATATGTTCTAATACATAAACCGAATACTCCACTTGTATCATTTGGAAATTCGGAACATTTTTCAATTGGTACTGTAAATGTTTTGGATGTCCCAATTCCTGTACCTAAATCAATCCAACTGCCTTCTGTTCTGAGCTTATACCATAATTGATGTGTAAAAGAAGGATTGCTCCTATTGATATTAACTGTTGTTGCACTTCCAATTGTTTTTCCAGTAACCGTACCAAATGTAGAATTACGCGCTATTGTATTTAATGCAAAAGTTTGAGATGCAGTTAAGTTTACATCGGAAACAAATACTGCAGCACTAATACTAATTGAGAAACTCTTCGCGCCATTTGAATCATGTGTGATAGCTGGCAAAGTACCACTGGAAATGATTCCACTATATCTTTGAACTCGATCTGTTTTGTTAACAACCTTGGTTCCAGCTATTGTTACAGAGAGTGTTCTTTCGGCATACCATGACGATGCTCCTCCAAGCGCTCTTAATTCCCATGATATTGTTGAAGTATTTGAGTTTACAGATTGAGTCGCAGACCAATTTACTTGATAGTACCTTCCTTCATAACCATTGGTCTGTAACGATCCACTTAATGCCATTTTCCATCATCCTCCAATATATTGACAATTTAAATTTCCATGACTATCCTGTTCTATAATATAATCAAACAATCTCATTCGATGTTTAATATATAAATCCGGAGTATTAACTTCTCCATTCTGAATCCACATAACATCTTCATCATTTACTTTCATTGCATATTTTGTGTTATCAATAGATACTTTATATGGATTATCTTTTTGACCGATAGTCATACCATTCATGCCAAATGTAAAATATTTAGTTATTGTGTTTAATTGATTTTGTAATTGCGCTTGACCATTTCGGGACGGATCACTCAATTTAGTTATTGATGTTTCTAATCCGTCAGTAGTCAATTTTAAAGAAGATCTTAATTCTTCTATTTTGTCATCCACTTCGCCATTTGATACCGTATCCTTTATTGCATTCATAACAATACTATCGCAATAACTTTTTATGGATGTGCTGGACGTTGTAATGGATTTTTCAATTTTATCATAAGCATCTTCTGGAGCCGGACTCCATTCGGAATGGCGATTTCCCTTTTCGACTTTGAACATTTTCCATCGAACAGTTCCACTTTGGACATAATCATGTCTTAGATTAACAAGCCAATATGAATTTTTTATCTGGTCTGCAGAAACGGTTGTCGTATATAAAAATTCTTTCGTTCCGCTTCCAGAAATAGCAATTCTTGGACTTGATGGAAATGCTCCAGAACTCCATTCCGTTACATTTCCACTACCTTGTATCCATACTTTGGCAGTTTGCCCAGTAGCAGCAACAATATTTGAATAATTATAATATAGATGAATCGTAATTTCATCACCTGCAGCAAGACCATCTGTTAGAACGGTTGCAACTGATTGGCAGATATTTGCTGCACCACTAAAATCAGAAAACTCAGAAGAATAAGAACTGGATGTATTTCGAGCAAGATTTCTGCCTCCAATATAAAGAGAATTGAAATCTGTTTGTTTTGTGTATGTTTTAGATACTTCTTGTGTGATGCTATCTGCTTTCACTTTAATAGCACTATTCATTTCTGTTGTTGTAGAATAATTCTTTAGCTTATTTGCCGTATCTGCTTTTGCATTTGATTCTGCTTTATTAGCTTTACTTGTAGCATCTGCTTTTGCACTATTTAAAGCATTATCAGCTTTTGTAGTTGCATCTTTCTTTGCATCAGCAATTCCTTGGTCATATACAGTTTTTTCTGTATATTTTTTACTCACATCCAATGTAATTGAATTTGCAGCTTGGTTAATAGCCGAGTTCATTTCTGCTGTTGTAGAATAATTGGCAAATTTGCCATTAATGTCTTTTTGGACTTGCTCTAGTTGTACATTAGTAGCACGTAAAGAGATATCATTCGTATTTTGCTGAATTGATGTTTCAGCAGAAGACATCCTAGTTTCAATCGCCTTGATACGAGATACAATCACATTACGAACTTTTAAGGTTCCTGAAAAATTCCCCCAACTTTCTGTTTGAATGGCTACTCTAAAATATCTTGCTTTAGTTGGAACTGTAACAATAGAATCTATTTTTGTCACTGTAGCAGATGCACTGCCTGTTGTTCTGGTTGAATAATTTGTTCCTACTAATACTTTTGTTGCATCATAACCACATAAACCAATAGCAGTGCCTTTATAAGAACTGTCTGTTCCGCCATTTGAACTATTCCCTTTTGTAGAAGTTGAAATTTCAAAAGATATGTTAAAAGATTCGCCACCTATGCATTCATAATATTCAGAAATGAATTTCTCTCTTGCAATTGGTTTCATGATGTACCAACGTCCATCTTTTGTACCATCATATGTAAATCCCCAGTAATCAGAAGTATTCTCATTTAATTTTGAGTAATTCATTGGATCACCAGTAAGAATATTAATATTTGTTGCGTTATTTGTGATTTGCGACTGAAGATTTGT